GCTGAGTGTCGTAGATCACCCAATCCTCAGTTGCTAATTCTTTTATAATGATTAGAGAAGGTCTGTGACCTGTGTGCACAAAAGTTCCATTCGCATTTGAGTTTCCAGTGTATTTGCGAAACGAACTTAGGCCATCCACTTCTGCGAAAAGGTAGGCAATCATGGCTTCCGAATTTCCATTTGTTAAACTACTTGTGCCAACAGAAAATACTGAGCTTGTTGGGGCTGTATCATTCCAGACTGTGCTATCGTCTGTAATATTACTATTCGTATTCAAACTTAAATAATCGGTCTGCGGGTCGGCTGACATCGACGCATGGTAGACGGCCCAATTATCAGAGTCGGCTAAGTTTTTGACCATCATTAACCGAGGTATAACCCCTAACGAATGTGAGATTGTTCGGGCTGTGGCATTGCCTGTAAAAGATACAATATCAAAACCATTTGTTGCGGATTCTTTCCAGTTCCAACTGACATATTTTTCGGTGTTTGTATTGACCTTATCATCAGCACCTAAAGCAAAACCATCTGAAGCAAATGCTGTTACTGTGTCCGCGTCTGTTGCTTCAGCACTATTTGAATCAGAAGCTAAAATTTTTGTGACGCCTCGAACAGCATCGGTAATGACACTACTATCTGAAGCATCTCTGTTTTTTATCCAGATCAAATCTGGTTGCAGGTCACTGTTGCCGCCATTAGTTATAGATTGTGTAGACCCGTTCCCTGTGTAGAGTGTAGTTTGAAAAGCGGTTGAGCTATCTTCTACTGCTGGCGATAAACTGCTGGTCGATAAATAGTTAAAGGTTGTGTCATCTCGGGTAAAACCACTCTGTCCAAAATCTGCTGTGCAAGCGGCTTTCGCTAGTGGAAAAAATATGCCTGACAAGCTGGAAGCAACACTTGAATAGCTCCCACCATCCACACTCACTTCTAATGTTCCATCCGAAAGATCAAGTTGAAATTCCAAAACTTCACCGCTACCCGCACTGTAGGTTGTTTCAGTTCCCGTTAAACTGTCAGCCACAATTCCAAAAGCACCAGAAGCCGCTGTAGTTATCTTCCACGCCCATTTACCACTACGCATCGCAAACGTGCCAGAACGATCTGTCGTTGATGCCAGGACTAGATTTCCGTCACTCAGCGTTCCAGAACCCGCGTCAACTGCGTTCCAGGTGCAAAAGTTATTAGTTGGTGAATCGCTTACTTGATCTGCTGTTGACAAGCCACTGCTTGCATAGTCGTTTCCGTTGCCGCTTTCATCATCGCCAAGATCAGAGCTATCCCTGCCATCTATATAAAAGCCGTTGGTTCCGTAGCTACCCGAATAAGCCTTCGGCACCCATTGCCCTGTGTCACTGTCAATCTCACCAAAGTCTGTTGTGGCTTTCGCTGTTCCATCAATGACGTGTATTTCTGCAAGGTAGCCATCAAAAAATTGACTGCCTCCCCCACCCTCTGTTCCGATACGATGGATGACAGCGTTTAAAAATTCTGTGTCAGTGTCTTGTGAAGGCACACTGTAAGTTGAAAAAGTTAGGGCTTCGTTGTTCCACCACGCTTTGAGTCTGTTCGTGCTTGTCGACTGCGTTGTGTCACGCACAATGAACAAATGCCCCCAAGCTCCAACATCGCGAAAAACACGATCTGTTGTGCTGTCAGAATTTCCAACGCGAATCATCATTGTGTCATTGGAATTGAATCTAATAGTGTCCAAATTGCTAGAGTTCACTCCGAACACATCCATCGTTGCGGAGATGTTGGCTCTTTTGATCCACATTGAAATAGAGGCGGTTTTACGATTGCCCGCACCAGAGTAAGTTTTCGATAGTTGGGCTGAATCGTCATCGTTAAAACGAATAGACTGATCTATCTCATACGTTGAGCCAGGATTGGCAAACCATTGTGAGCTTACAGGCATCAGCTAAACGCCAACTGCACAGCGCCAAGCTGAATACTGCCCGACGCCTTCACAAAATATGGGATCACATCGACCGCACCCCCCGCTGTGCTAAGGGTAATGCCAGCCCCGCCTGCCGTTTCGTAGTCGGTGCCAAGCGACAAGGTGCGAGAACCAGTGCCATCCTGGATGCACACGATAACACCGGCCTGCCCCACTTGTTCCGTGGATGGATTGGCTAAAGTCACATTTCCCGTAAGCGTCAGCACAAAGTTTTGATTTGCCGCAAAGTCCAGCGTTACGCTACCGGTGTTGCTGGTATCGGTATCGGTTGTGGCCAGCAATGTGCCGGTGATTGAGACACCTGTTGCACTAGTCGCAATCTTAGCAGAATTGTCGTGATACAACGTAGCCGCACCATTATCGACAAACGTAGCCATTGTCTCGCCGCCGTCTGTGCCACCTAGCAGATCAATTTGTGAAGCGGCAATTTTAAGGTTTCCCGTCCCTGCGTCGTTGATGTAGCTGTTGCTGGCATCGTGATAGATTTGGAGATCATTGCCCGCCCCAAATTGAACTTTAGCATCGTCCGGGAAACTCATGTGATTTGAGTCATCCAGCGTGACGCCAGAGTTTTGAACTGTCTCTCCACTTGTTCCATTAAAACGAGTAACAGCGTTATCAGTGCTACTCCCCGGCCCCGCCATCGTGCCATCAGTGCCTTTATTACCTGTGCGGTTAAACTCAATGGCAATCGGATCAGTGTTAGAAAAAGAACCGTTGGAATCGACATGCGTAATAGCCAGTTTCACATAGCCCGACGCATCAGTGGAGGCTCCCGATATTTTGTAAATTGCAAAATTCGCGGGTGCTGATTTTTTAGTGATGTAAAGCTGGCCGCGGTCTGCTGTGTTTGTTGAGTCGTCCCACGTTAAAATATATGCACTGACATCCGCGCCATTCGCATCGCTATCATCAATGTAGGCCGCACTTGCAGAGCCAAGGCTAGAATGATTAAGGCGCAAAACTCCCGCCCCTGGATCAGCATCGGCTGTTGTTGTGCTGAACGTGTAATCAAGGCCAGCTACATCACCATCACCAGCGGGGCTAAACTGCACACTAATTTCAGCCGCGTTAGAGATGCTTGTCGAACCTGCAACGTAAGCAACAGGAATTTTCGTGTAACCACTTGCATCCGTAACCGCCCCGTTCACTTTGAAGATCACTAACGGAGATGATGCGTTTGGATTGCCGGTAATTGTAATGAAACCTTTCGAACCGCTTGTGCTGTTGTCCCAACTTTGAACCCATGCGGATATGTCAACTGATCCATCCGAGTCATCAACATACATAATGGTTGCTGAGTTGAGGCTTGTGTTGTTAAAGCGGATAAATCCGGCGCCCGGATCAGAGTCCGTCGTTGTTGTCGAATATTGCATGCCGACGCCACCAATTCCGGTCGATCCTTGTGGTATGCCTAAAGTTAAAACTCCTGTTGAAGTAACAAATGAAGCGGTTGCACTTCCCGCCGCACCATTGGTTGGTGTGACTGTAGTAACAGCAATCGAATTTACCCGGCCAGTTGTTGCTTCGGGATTGCCTGTTGAGGAATGAAAGCCCATTAACTTTCCGGCACGATCCGCCTTTGCTGGTAGTGTCATGTCGATAGACGTTGGATCGTAGACGGGTGCTTTAACTGCCCGCGTTGCATCTTCCGAGGCTTGCTGGACAAAAATCGTTTGGCTATCAAGCTCTGTGTTTAAGCTGTTGGCCAATAAATCTCCCGCGGTCACAAAGTCAGTAGTTCTTTGCAATGCCCTGGCACCAACAATAGTAATTGTATTGTCGCTGGTTGCCGCTGAGTCAAGCGTAACTGAGCCTGTCCCATCGGTTGCACTGACAGTCACGGTGTAATCTGTTGTCAGCGTTAGCTTGGTGGAATCCTTGTAAACATCTATATCAGTTGACGTTATTACAGGAAACGAAAAATTGTATGGCCCTGTTCCGGCTGAACCGGAGTAGACCACACGCCGAGCAACGGCTGTAATCGGATAATCTGCCATACCTAAATCACCTCTTTATGATTTGTAAACCATACCTAAAAAAACTCGATTAGGCGGTCAAAGTTTTGGTCATCGAAAAATACTTGTTCCCTTTGCGTAAATCGACCCCTGTCCTGTTTCCCTCTCATGCCGCCTCGCATTGTTTTGCCAACGCCTGGTAATGTCTGGATTTGCCACCTCCTCTAATCGATTTATAATTTCCCTCTCAACAAGAAGCCGTAAATACCAAATTCTGTTTCCTGGTGCGTTTTTCCAGAGGAAGTTGATAAGGTCACTGCCAAAGCGATCCTCACCTATATTTTTAGCAAGTTTCACAATGTCATCTGCAAAACCGCCAACTGGCCCGACCGCTTCTGTGGAAGGGCTTCGGCCAAAGCGGGAATAATCTGCAAACAAAAAATCTCCAAATATGCCTAAGCCGCCACCCTGCAAAATAGCCGCTTGCCAAAATTTAAGGTCGTCCATGTCCCGCGGATCACGCCCTGAAACAATTTGTTTTGCCTGGTAAAGCATCCCGCCCACCACAGTCGAACTAATAATGAAATCAGCAGTGAAGCGGGCGCGGCTGGCTTTGTTGGAAAGTGTGGCGTAAGTGACTAAATTATTCATAATGATCGCTACAGGAAAACTGCGAAACATACCTACCGCCCGCATTGCTTCACCGGCAAAAGTGCCGCGTTCTGTTCGACTCACAACAAGCGTTCTCGAGCGCAATGTTGGAACTGGAACCGCACGGTCGCCTTCACGGAGAATCATATTCATCATTTTTGTTGAAAGCCTACGCCGTGCCATCTTGTTTAAATCAGCGCGATCTGCAATGTCGTTTACACGTAAAAATGTAGCACCATCCTGTGAGTGCAATTTTGTTGATCGTGCAGTATTCCATTCGTCTGCTGTTACACCATTGCGAACCAGAGTATCAAAAAACATCTTGTCGCTACTCGATCTACTTTTGGCTAAGTCACTAAATGATTTACCAGCCTGATCCGCCAAAAAGCCTTGAAACTCAATCCCCCATGCCTGTTGCCCGGCGCGGGTAAGTCCTGTCAATCCAGAAAGCCTATGTGTTGTGTCGGCAATACGCCGCGTAATTCGAGGACTCATAGTATCATCAGCATATCGTGCTTGAGCCGCCAGTGTTTGCATTACCGCGTCAGCCGTTACACCCATTCGTGCCGCAAAAACTACGCCCTCTTTACCCTGCGGCATCTCTTTAAATATCCGGGTCATTAGTTTTGTTGTCGGCATCCCAACAAGATTTGCCTGGACTCTTTGTGTGTTGAAGTCAGCTAGGGCCGATATCGGGGCGCCGCCAAGTTTGGCTGAGGACATTATGTCACGAAAGCCGCCCATAAATTGAGCTACAAGCGTATTTCGTGTTTTTTCACCAAAATTAAATTGATCGAATAATTCCTCAAAACGCTGAATATCGCCGCTAACTTTTTCATTAGCCCTGCCTCCCGCTTTAGCCGCGTCGCTTCGCGCTTTGACCTTTAGGGCTTCCGCCATCGCTTTTGGATTGGGGCCAAGCACCTCTAAAAGAGCAATGTCTTTCGCCATTTCGTCGAGATGCTTCATCATTGTTTCAAAAACATTCGGGTTGCCGAAACGCTCTTGATACTGCATCCAACCCTCAGCATTTCTAAACACTAGAAAACGGTGATCGGTGCGCTGGTTTGCTAATGATTTACCGCGCGGCGATGTTCCTGGCAAAACATCAGAAAATGGGTCTTTGATCGACTCATACATTTCACCAAGAGCCAGCTTGAGCGTTTGTTCGTTGAAGGGCAGTCCGGTTTTTGTGTTTGTCATTGCCGCCATGTCAAGACGATCAAAGGTGTAGTTAATCCACTCATCTTTATCGACAGACGTAACCTTTAACTGTTCATGGGTTTGGGGGAGTCTCCAATTATCCAGCTTCGGAATCCGCATCCCTGCGTCGTTTGCTCGCTTTCGTGCAGTTTCCGCCGCCGCACTCCAGGCATCGGCCAGTTGTTTGGCATAGACATTGCTTTCATCTCCATACAGAGCTTTGACAATATCCAACATCCCCGCCTTGTCGCGCTGGCCACCTGTCAATGTTAGTTTGTGTGCGGCTAAAAGCTCAGACATTTGACTGACAAGACTGCGCCGGATAGTGCGCTGTGTGTAATGAAGGTCGTTGCCATAGCCACCACGACTTTCAACAATTTCCTGTAATTTTTTTCCATCACGCATGTTAAGTTTTTTTAGCGCTTCTCGATTGCGGCTAAACGCGTTCATTGACATAAGCCTAACCCGCTTTCGCTGTGCTATGTCAGCCGCCATAATGTCATATGCCATTTTACCCGCGGCGGCTTGAGCCTGATCCGGCCCCATTTGACGAAGAAGATCAAGTTGCACCTCTTGATACAACTCAAGCGTTTCGTCGGCCTGTTCCTTGGTAATGTCCTTGGCTTTAACAGCATTTGTGACACATTCTGAAAAGCTCATCAGACACAATCCTTTAGCCGTGCGAGGTATTTTTCGTCGGATTGAATATCGTCAAATATTTCCTTTTTGCTTTTTAAATCGGGGATTAACTCACCCTGATCTCCAAGAATAACACCAACAGGTATTTCTTTTTCGTTAATATTGGTCGTCGTATCAGCAACAGCCTCTAATTGATCGCCTTGCTCTTTGACACCAGGGCCGGCGTAAGGATCGTCAAACTTGTCTAACTCGCGTTGTCCAGGCGCATCCTTGATGATATCCGGCGCCTCTGCACCATCGAGATTGCGTCCTGTTCCGCCATCATCCATGCGTCGGAAATCGCCTCGTTCAACTCCCTCTCGGACAGCTCTGACAACATCTCTTGCGGCTCCGCTGAGGTTGCCTGTTTCTTTGAATTTTTGGGCCGCGGCGTTGAGCGCGTCTGATAATTGCCCTTTCCGGTTGGCCGTTTTTTGGATGGTTTGGATCGCTTCGCCATCAGTCATAGCCCTTTCGTTGTTTTGTGTTTTTGCTAATCTATTTCCGCCCGCCTCAATATCAGAAGCATTATCAACTAAATTTTTAAATGTTGTTCTATCTTTTTTTAATTCTTTTAATGTTTGACTTAAAACTTTCGCTCGCTCTTTAAACAAACTGCTTGTAATAATTTCCTCGCCAAACAAATTTACTTGCGTTTGTGTGTCAAATGGTGTGTCGAGAGCTTGCCGTATAACTGCCTCTGCTTCAACAAGATTGTCTGGTTCAATGTCTTTTAACAAGCGCATGATTGCAATTTGACGCGCTGGATCATCAACATAACGCCCCACCAAAGACGCCATTGCGGGATCAAGAAATCCCTGCTCGACAAGATCAAACGCTTCGTCATCGAGCTTCATCATGCCTCTGGCTGTTCTAACCAATCCTGAGCGCGGGGGTAAATTAGTTAATGAATCTGGATCAATCCGAAGCACCTTAGCGGCGTCAACCGGATCACCACTACCCTCAGCTATATTTTTTAACGCACCGCGTAACCTTGCCGCATCCACTGTAATCCCATCTGCTTCGCGCAACACGCGGGCATAAAGACGAATATCTGCATCCGGGTTTTTTTCTTTGATCCGCTTTGCCAATCCGAGCCGCTGGTGTCCGTCAACAATGACGCGGCGTCCGTCTGTGCGCTCGTAGATGATGACTTGGCCTGACCATTCCGGATTCCAATCATCCACATCTCGTAAACGCTCAGTAACACCCGCATCATCTCCGCCGCGTTTGAACTGAAATAATTGAGCATCGACTTCGACATCATCTGGCAACACAGACACGACATTTGCATCTGCCTTGTCATTGATAAAAATATCTGTTTCTCGTTTGACTGGCGCGTTAGGTGTTTCGGAAATGTTAGCGGGGCGGCTCTGTGCGGCGGCGACCTCTGTTTCAAGCGCTCGCATAATGTGTTCTATTTCGCCATCGGCACCACCAGCTAAGGGGTTTTGCCTTTCAATCGTTTCCTCGCCTTCGGCCAAATTTGCATACTTGCGAGCATCCGGATTAATCTTGCCTCCCGCCTTTTCAACCGCGTCCATACCTTCGCGGATTTGTCGTCCTGACAACGCCCTGTTTATTCCACTACCAACAACTTGTCCGCCACTGCCAATTAAAACACCAAAGCCAAACGCGGCTCCGACGCGAGTTGAAAAATCTTCAAATGTGTAATCGTATCCGAGTTTTTTTCGCCACGCCGCAACATTTGGCTGGTGGTAAACTTCCGCACCCGCATTAACAATACCTTCAGTTAATCCCCAAAACGCGGCCTTTTGCGCCCAAGACCAGCCCGCCTTAACTGCCGCCGCCGCTTTTACTGGCCCTAAAATATTAATTGCTCCATAAGCAGGGTCTTGGAACATATACCGGATATCTGCGCCGACCATTCCTGCAAGCCAAGCCAGGTCGCCAAAAACGCCTGTGTTTGTTGGACGCAATTCCGCTTCTTCCTTAACCTTACGCGCCATATCTAAAGTGCGCCGATTATGTTCTTCGGCACTAAAAATATCGATGTTTAGGCCATACTTGTCGATTATCGCGTTATAGTTATCAACCATAGCTATATATCGTTGATGTGCTTTATCCCCAACAATAAAATGAGATCCGCCAAATTCTGTTATGTCCCAAGAAGGAACGTATAATTGCACTTCGTCCGTAACACCCTTTTCTCTAAGTGCGGCTTCAACTTGCTCAAATTTTGGCTCCCAATATGTTTTTTCCGCATAATCTTCAGATGCAAACTGTTCCACCATTCGGGATAGCTCGTAAGACTGTTCCAATGCTTCCAACGTCGAAAGGGTTGGTGCTATGGCAACGTTGCCAAAATCCTGGGGGTAAGGCGATGGTTTGTTATCGAAGATACTCATAAATCGTCACCAAGTGGGTTTGTGTAGCGTGTGCTTATCCCAGGTGAAATCCTATCTAATGTATTTCGCTCTTGCTTAGACTGAGTTTTTCTACCCTCTCCTGTCACCTCCTTAATAGCGGCATTGCCCTGCACAAACTCACTTGTAATTTCCCAGGCATCTTTAAGATCAATAATGTAATCATTACCGTTTTTATCAATAAAATGGTCGCCAGCTGGACTTTTTAATATGACCTTACCCGCTTTACCTACCCCTTGAAAAATAATGTTTTCTATATCTGTTTCACTTAGTTGACCCCTTAGCGTTTGCGGCGGCCCATCTAAACCACTCAAAGAGCCGATACGCGCAATACTGTTCGCATCAAGAGATGTAAAATTACGGCGCAATTCGCCAGCGTTGGTATGCGACATATCGGGTGGAAGAATGACGTTGTTTTCATCAAGCGAGAACATTTCATAGGAGCCGCCAAAAGTTTCAACATTCCCCGTAACTGTTTTATGCGTATGCTGGCCCATTGCTTCGGCAAGTGCTTGCTTATATGTATCCCCAAAATTTAAGCTGTCATCTTTAGCAAGCCGCGCCAAAGTTGCTAATTCAGCCTGATTCATCAACGATCCCATATTGGCCGGTTGAACGCCGGTATCAATAAGCTCTTTGTGAATTTTTGCCCTGTCTGCCTGTAACCCTTCAACGCTCACAAAATCATTTAGTTTAACACCGCCTTGTTTTGCCGCTAGGCCCTCCAACACATCAAAAGCAAAAATGGCGTTGCCGGTAGAGCTTAAATTTCGCCCCACATCAATCCATATGGGCGCATCTTTATCGCCCTCAACCATCGCGCCCCAAACGTCATTAACATTCATTCCATTACGCTGTGCGCTTTGAATAACTCCTTGAATAACTGCTAATTTGTCGGCTGGTAGTGTGTCGCCAGAGGTCATTATGTTTGTCCATTGCCTAACCTCGTTGTTACTTAAAATTTGGGTGTTTGTAACCCCTTTTTGTGTGGCGTAACGCTGAACCGCCGCTATTCGCTGATCTAAGTTTCCGCCCTCCACATAGTCGCCCGCGTCCATCGGGGTAACTAAAACTGGCCCTAAATCTTCACCGTCAAGTAATCCATTACCCACTAAGTCTGTCGTAAACTTTGTCTGGTTGCTTTCAAATCTTTTTTCAGCAAATTCTATTAACTCGGATTCCTCGAAAGTAATATCTTCGCCCGCACCAGCGCGTAATGCTCTGACTGTTGCAAGCTGAACAGACAAAGATTGTTCATCCATGGTTCTCGCAACATCCGCCTTAGCGTCCAGGAGCGCAAATTCTTTAGATAAATCTGGGTCGCCTAGCTCCTCAACTGCCGTTTTAATGTCGCCCAGAGCTTTAGGACTTACATCATCGCCGTTGGCAAGTATCTTTCCCTGCTCTGTGATATCACTCGACGCCGCCGATACCCGACGCTTGTATTCAGCTTTTTCCCCGTTAATAACGGCACTCATTCCCGAGCGAAGTGATTTTATTTCTTTCTCATTTAAGCCCTTTGCCAGCTTATCGCCGTCTTTGACATTTTTGTTAAATTCGGAAAGAAACGCCTCTTTATCTTCTGACGCTTCAAATGCTCCGTTGACCCTGGCAATACGCCCAACGCTTTGAAGTGCAAGTATGTCCTTTTCTAAAGTTGCGGGAGATACACCAAGCCCTAACGCATTTTCCCTCGCCGCCTTTAGCACCTCCGAGATATCGCCCTGATCCCGTGAAATTTGTTCAATCTGATCCCGGTAAGTGTCAAACGATGGCACCCACTTGGCCTTCAACTCTGCTTGCTCGCGTTGCAAATCGCTTTCACTAAGTTTTAAAAACGCAGTATCCGCAAAACCGCTTATGTTTAGCTGTGTTGCCGCCGCGGTTTCTGGATCAAGTAGTGCAATCGCTTCCGCTGAACCTTGTGCAATCGCATCTATTTCACCCCTAAAAACCGTTGGATCGGTTCTGTTGTGCGTTGCTTTAATCAGAGCGTTGTTGATTTTAAGCCGTGCGTCCGATTGTATTTGCGCAGAGCTTGCTTTGACCGCCGCATTGTAGGCCGCTATCTCATACGAGGTGAAAGGTGCATCATCTTTGTATGTCTGCAATGTGCCTTCGGGATCAGCCGCACCCGCCGAGGTGCCTTTTATTGCCGCTTGGCGACTTCCTTCTTTTAAAGCAAAATCGACAACACGATTAGCCGCCTGTGCTACATTACCATAGCCCCGCGCCTGTTCGCGTAACGCCGCTTGATCGACATTTGGCGGAGTAACAATCTGAGCGCTTAGTCGTCCTCGCCTTTGATATGTGGGGTATCTATCAGCCATTATGTTCCAACCGTGTATCTAGGATAAGCTGGATACATTGCACCAAATGACTGTGAAAAATTCATGCCGTAAGTTCCGGTGGGGCCAGTGTAGGGACTCACGCTTGATGCCGGTGCAGGGCTTGGCGTTCCAAACATTCCACCTTTATACCCTTGATAACCAGCCATAGCCGTTGACGTTAAAGCACCCATCATAGCCTGTTGCATAGCTTGTTTACCCGCCGCCTTATAAATCTGTGCCTGGTAATTTGCCGAACCGCGTAAAATCTTTTCGTTTTCGTAGGAAATTTGTGCGTTATCCATCGCCGCATAATAGTCATCCGCCGCATTTGCTAAATTCACAGTCATCAAATTACCAGTGCTTCCAGAAAACGGATCAAGAGAACCCGCCGCTCCCCGTGCATTGATTGTGGCAAGATTACGGCGCACCTTTTCCATTACCGCTAACGCATCTTCTTTGTGTTGTAATGCCTGTTGCCGCGCTTGAAGGGCTTGCGAGCGCCCCTGTATCCGCGTCTGTTGCGCTTGTGCGTTAAACATTGCCTTTTGCGCTTGGCCCTGTTTGATTTGGCTAACGGCACTTAACGCCGCACCAGCCACCATAAAAGCGGTCATTGTCATATTACTGGCCCACCGAAAGTTGATAGTCGAGCGCCAACAAATTTAAATCTAGCGGCGCGGTTTGTGTAACTGTGATTGTTCCCTCATCGACAAACCCTAACAATGGCCCAACGGTTTTGACGCCTGTAAATTTGGGAACCGAAATATCTAAAACATCTTCGCCAAAAGAGCGGAACGCGACTAGTTGTCCGTTAATAGACATAGCCTGGCTCTGATAAACTTCAGCGTTTACTTTGAGGACACGTTTCTTAAACCCTTTGATCGACCCGCTTTGTAGTCGTGGCTCTAAAGGCATTGTTTTTAATTCGATGGAGAACGGCAATCCAATTTCATAATTACTGGTCGATGCACGATCAAACGTAACCACACCGCTACCGTTTGATGTTTTTGAGCTTTGCACATTTCCATCAACAATAACGTCCAACGTTTCCAATGGGAGATGTGCCGCTGTGCCGGTTGAACTTGCCGACGCGCTATAAACAGAGCTGTCTGTATGTAAAGACGCATCAAAAATTTCAACATAGTATTTATCTGTGCTTCCACCTGTAAAATTAGTGACCGCCAAACGTGTGCCATCAGAGCTTGTAACTGTTGCATTTTTACTTCCAGCCGTTGCCCGCGTGACAGTAACTACATTTGCCGCTGGATTTGGTGCGCTAAAACCACTCAAGGCATTGATACCTAAACTTCCGCCACTGCCGACAGCTATGTTATCCGCAATATCATTTTGTGTGCGGCTTCCCCCAACGGAGAAAAACAACGCGCCAGCCGGGTCATCGGTTGTCGCAGTCATTGTGGTGGCCGTGCCGTCATTCTCTTTAATTTCTATCGTCGATCCAGCGGCTATATTACTTGCATCTGTCACTGTAATTGTAGCTGTAGCTTGCGTTGGCAGAGAGCGCTTTACGACCGTGTAGATTGTATCCACATCCACCGCGACCGCTTTGAATTGATCGTTAGCCTCTAAACCCTCTGTTGTTACGCTAGACGGCGCCACGACTTGTTGAGCGCGAAGCAGTGAATAGCAACACATAGAACCGTCAGTGCTGTTGACAATAAATAGCCGATCCGCCTCCTCTGTAGAAGTGGCGCGACGTATAGCCATATCAGTAGGTGATTTGAGCAAATGACCACTGAGGAGGGACACATTAGAAGTCGTGTAGGTCAACTCAACATCTGTAAAGAGTAATTCGTTTAACTGCTTGCCCTGGCGTTGAATAAACATTGTGCCGGAATCTAAACCGACAACCGGGATGCCTTCTTTTGCACCGTTGCGTGTCGCCATCCGAACAACGAGGCTACTCGGTGTAATTGGATCATCTGTTGATTGAGGGACGTAAAACTCCCCGCCAGTTGTAAATATTTGCAGATCACGACCGCTGAAAATATCGACAATCGCATTTAAAGATTCTGTAGTTATAGTCGCCTCTAGGCTTCGGTCATCTGTTGCCTCGCCCTTGTCAAAATCAAAAAACGAATTGACGACGCTTCCCCAAAAAGTTGTCGGCAAACTTTTGGAACCTGCAAAGAAAAGTCGCCCTTCGTGAAACGTAATGGACTTTGGATAGCCGCGATCTGTAGACCAAGCGTCCTCATACCCACTTTCTAATTCCCAATCGCCCGTGCTAATTGACTCATCATCAAATAAAGCGACCTCTGCAAAGGCTTTGCAAATTGTGTCACTAACAATTTCTGTTATCCGTAAGCGACCAAAGCTGGCGGTATGATTGATGTATTGTCCAACTTGGCTATCAATCGAAAACACGCTATCGCTCGCTGGATTAGTAGACCATGCAACTGAAACTGTTGCTACCTTAGTGCTACCCACATAATCTGAAATAATTCTTTCTTGCCCGGAGCCTGTTCCGCTGGTTATGCGGATAGTCGCTCCGTTAAAAATGTCATTTGTTGCACTCGCAGAACTGTCCAGCGTAATGGTTGTAGAGGCGCCCGCCTGTGCCGTTGCGGATCGACCGCTGTGCCACGTTGCCGCTGAAGCTGTAACTTTAATATTGCCCGTAGATTTATCTGGATCAATGTTACTACTTGGATTTGTAGTAGTTAAAGTGAAGGCATGTTTCGGCGCGTTCGTAAAGCTGATGGTTGAAACCGTCCAGGTGCTATGACTTGCACCCCGCACAATCTTTAGAGGCGTTAAATCCTCATGCACTAAAATCATGGTGTCTGCGCTTTGAGCATGGCGCAAAGTTGAAAGCATTGAGCTTGTGATAGCACTTACCGCTAAATAATCATTTCCGCTTCCATTTATGTTAGTAACCAATGCACCCGCACGAAAAATATAAATACGCTGATTAACTACGCAAAACATATAGGAATCCGTGGTGTTGAACTCAAAAGGGATTAGCCTAACGCCATTTTGGGGTGCCGCCGCACTTGGTAACTCGGCAACAAACTTTAAACCGTCACGCCTCTTTGCTCCGCCCTGCGGCAAAATAAAAACATTGCTGGCTGTTTGGAGTGCTGAATAATATTGTTTGAGATCAATACGCGAACGCAATAACGGATCAACTTCGCCCGACGCAAAGTCTGTCTGTATTCGCACAAGGCGCGGCATTAACTTGCCCTAGCAGTAATAAGTGGAAAATCCTGAAACGCTTGGACTGGCTCGCCACCACCATCAATCTGCATTGCTTGGCGCATCATGCCACCGCGCATGTTTTCAGACGGCATCCCGACAGCCAAAGATTGAAAATATTGAGCCTTTGAAATCTGATCGGTAACTGCTTCCGCGATATGCCACGACATATAATATTTTAGAAGCTGAATAAAATATGTTGGCATCACATCTTCGGAAGGACGAAACTGATAATCGACATAGACAGTCGTGTAATTTGTAAAAATGTTTGAGCCGTATATTTCCCACCCGGTTGTGACAGGCTTTACCCCAGACCCAGAGCCAGTAAAAAATGCTCGCACTCCAGAGCTAATTGCGTCACTTGGTAAAGGATACTGATAATCATATTCGTTCGTCGGAGTATCGACGCTCCGCGCTAGTTGTGACTTTTTGATTGAAAACGACCACGGGTAACTTAATAAAATTGTATCTCTGAGATCGTCATAAACGCGGTCGGTAATTTGCGCCGCATCTGTTCCCTCAGAAAAACTTGATAGTGGCGACGAACCAAGCATGATAAGGGCGTCCGAACAGATGCTTAACTTGGTATCACCAGTAGCCATAAAACCTCACAAAAGGGATAGCAGGGAGCCGAAACCCCCTGCACCCATATTAGTCGTCAGTCGGAATCCGATACAGCTATGGCGGTTCCATCTGAACAATCGACAACCCCAGAAGCATTGCTCAAAACGACATGAAGTGTCGCCGTAGCAGTGCCACCTGTTGAGGCATACGAGTAGATGAGATCACCAACAGTCACATCATCCGAGACTGAATTAAAATACCCTTCGCCATCCACAACGGTTTTTGCGTCCGTAGTAGTGTAGCTCCAGATTTGGGGGCCGAAGCCTTTACGACTTTGACCACCAATGGCGTTCCAGCCTGATCTAGCAAATGCCATGATTAAGACTCCCTACAGGTTATTTTGACAATCCCGCCGGAAGAACCATCTTCGATAGCGATTGCCCCGGCCCCAAACATGGAGGCGACAAGCCATGAAGTTTTTTCTGGCACCCAATCGACATTAGTTTTCTGGTTCATGCTAATTCCCAGACCCATTGAGTCACGATGGAAGGCATACGTCGAACGGTCGTTTGAACCATCCTTAGTAAGGCCGCCTTCATCACGATCCCCAATTACAACCACACGGAAGCCGAGCCAGGTGTTAATCGACCCGTCAACGAGAGTTCTAATTGTGTTAAAGTCGCTAGAAGTAGCACTTGTTTGAGCCAGCAATGACGACAGGTTATTGGCGTGGATCAAAAGGCACCGATTGTCTGGTGGAACATTGTTCGCATCCAGAGCTTTTTTCGCGGCTCTGATCTTGCCAGTATTTAGATCACTTGCTGATCCCGAAGTGCCATCCTCTGCGACCGTGTTTGCTACGGCCACCGCGGTTGCGGCATCTAGGGCATCTATTGTGACCTGATCCATGCGACGACCAATGGCATTACCCACAGCCGACACAAGTTCCTGACGGTCGTTAAAGTTGACATGAGACTGATCGAAAATATCGCTGTATTCTGCGGCAATATAATCGGTCATTGTCGCCGTTACTTGGCTATAGGCTATCGACATCGGCACGACATCGGATTGTGGCGTCCTTACGGATGCTACGCCTTTAGCAAGTTTCGGAAATTTGACGGTAGATGAGCCTTCTGCGCTCTTTTCCCGCGTCAATCCAGCAAGCGACCTTGAAGCCTGATATGCTTGCTTAACTTCCGCATCAAAGAGAGTCACAAAGGCGGGACTAATAGTAGCCATCTGCTTTCCTCACTTTGTTAAATTAAAAATAAATTTTGACGCGGGTATCCAAATGGGCCGCAAGCGCGTCGGTCGCAAAATGCGGGTATCGACTTGTAAATTTTAAGCAACAAAAACAATCACTGCCCTCAAAATTTTGTTGCTAGGCAGTTCCAGCTTTCTCACCGTGCAATTCATAAACTTTGCGCTCAACCTGGCGGGTGTAAGCCATATCCTTTCCATACCGGCTGTCGTTCATCATTTGCTCAATATCATCCATACCAATATTGTCCGGCTCCATCACGCCAACACTTGGGATATCTGGCTCATTATATGAACGCCGAATTTTATTTAGGCCAGAAATAAACGCCGCATTTGTTGACGCATTAGCCAAAGCCGAAAGCTCGTCATTGTTAAGAACTTTAGCGCTATTCAGCCGCGTTAGCCAGGCATCCATCGACTCAATAACTTTGTCAGCGTTGCGCCCTAGCTTTTTCATTTCCTCATCGCGGTGGTATTGGATTTGCTGGTTTTGTTCACTTGTCATATCAAGCCAAAACTTTGTAAGGCGATCAAACATGCCTTGTGACATGCCTTCGTCTTTTGCCAAATCTAAAAACTCTGCAAAATCTTCACCCTCGACATCAAGACCTTTCGCTGACTCCATGTCGTATTTGCCATCCTTAGGTGCCTTATGCTTTCCAGAATCCATCTTCTTGCGTAATTCGGTGTATGCCTTAACCGCACCCTCGGCATCTATCGCATCGTCTTTCCAAAACCGCTCTGGTATGTGTTCCGGGCGTTCTGCCGGTGCGGTTTCTTTTGCCTCAATGAGATCGTCTGTCTCTTGTGCCAAATGTGGAACAGGTTCCTCTTTTTTAGCCTCTGTTTGCTCAACGGGTTCTGCACTTAACAAACTCTGAGTTTCGCTTTCCTCGGCCCCTGCTTCGGGGGTATCGACTTCAGCGGTCGTCGTTTCTTCAGCCATCTTGGTTCCTTACTCTTTCTAAACGCCGTTCTATTTCGCGGATAAGGCTGTTTTGCCCCTCACGCGCATATCCGTGGCTGGCGTCCTCGCCCGGATACCATGTCGGTTGTTCGATTGTGACAGAGCGTAAATGTGCGAGGAGTTTTTTACCTGCACGGGTCGAAAAGACTTGGGCGTAAAGTTTGTCCGTTTCGTCTATTTCGTGTTCGATGTTAGTTGGAGGTGGTGAAAGTAATGTATCCCAATTCATCACGCCGCTTCAGCATCAGTTGGCGGTGCCGCTTCTTGCTGTTGTTGCATTGCCTCGGCCATTTCCGCCATCATTGCCGCCCTTTCTTCTTCTGTTGTCAACACTCGCATTGGAACGCCTAAACGATCCGCAATAAACGCTAATGCCTCATCCATGTTAATTGCCATCATGCCGCCCTGCCCCAGACCTCCGGCAAGTTGCATAAACTGTAAAACGCTTTCTAATTCTTCGGAGTTTTGTGCTTTTGCCAATGGACTGATCGGCACAACTTTTACCTGCTGACCATCAACCCTAAGAGGCATATCAATAATGTTTGCCATGTCCATTACTTTTAGGGTGCGGGCAACAATCGGAAGCATTGCTTCGGTAATCAAACGCCCAAACGCGGCGCCCATGTTACTTGCCAACTCTTGCATCCGCGCCTGGACTTCGGTTGCACTTCGCGCTGACATAGTGTCGGGAGGCAAGGTGTCATCAAGCATCACTTTTTTAATTGCAACGCTAAGATCATTAATGACAATCTGCGCTAAATTAAAATCTCCGGAACGTGGCAACGGAGCAAGCGACGGCCCTTGTGGGCCACCATTTCGTGCAACAGGAATAATGGCACCTGGAGCAATACTAATGGTCTGTGGATTTAAAACGCCGTCATCCGCGGCAGTAAACATTCCGCTAATGCTGAGACTCGCGTTTTGCAAAAGCATCCGCTTGGTGGCGTTGAGTGTTTTAATATCTGGAAGTGCTGTGAGTAAAGGCCCGCGTCCATAAATTTCACCGGCCACTTTCATATAGCGGCTGACAATCCAGGGCGAGCCGTCCATTTCCCGGTAAACCAGTTCATGCCGATCCTTGGGATTGATAATGTGGTAGCACCAGTAGTCCTCTTTCGGCAGATAAATTGTAGCCTCCAACAAATCCACATCATCGGTCGGCTTATCCTCAACAAGTTTTTTTAATGTGTCGTTTAGTTCTGCATCGGGCCATTGTTGTTGAATAGCCTCAGCTTTAAGACGTAGCTTGCGATACACATTATCAATTTTTCCGTGTGGGCCTTCTTCAAGCGACACAAGGAATTGTGGAACCGCCTCAAATCTTACCGGCGTATTTTCATCTCCTGGCTGGATCAACATCACGGCAGTTCCCACCGCTAAATCCAACAAAAACTCACTCATGGCTAAGTCAAAATTTGTCTGACGTAGCACCGCAAAAAACTTTTCATTGTAAATGTCTAAAGCACGTTGCACATCGTCAAACTGTTCTTCGGGAATTTCGTTACCTGCCTGTAAACTGCACCAGTGGCGATAAGGCGGGAACAGTGTGCTTTGCAGTCGATTAGCAAAACGCTGTGTTGAATTGATGGCCGTGGAGTCATAGACACGATCCATCTTTGACTGACCAGGCGCATGGCCGTCATAATACCCCGAATATAAATTCCGCTGAGGCAACGCAAATTCGTAGCACTCCTCAAAAATGCCTCGCCATTGATCTTTGCGCGAAGATGCTTTATCGGCGCGTTTAATTACTTGTTCGGGCTTGAGCGGCATTACCTACCCAATTTGTCATCAAGGCCGAGCATTGCGTCCTCGCGGTCGCTGGAGAGAAGCATCCGCAAGCCGCCTGTTTGCCGTGCTTTTCGCGCGGCCCCAATACGCCTGGCTTCTTCAGCCTGACGCTCGCTCTGCCGCTTCTCCTGTTTTGCAAGCCGCTTCTCCTGAGCCGCCTGTGCTATTCCAATGGAGGGGTCGGGCTTCACCGGCTTGACTCCCTTGAATATGCTTGTAATGCTCGATACTACTCCGCCCATAAATCCTCGCCATCATTTCGTGATCGCCAAACCCAAAGCAACGCAATGTTCCTTCATGCTCAAACTGTAGCCATTCTGCAAAACGGATGCCCTTAAAATTTCGGGAATCTATTATCATTTGCACCCTCTTTAGTTGCATTACGGGGGGAGCAATGACAAAAAACCGCTTCGCTAGTGGCACAACGCCCCTAATATAGTTGCGAAAGTCTACATCCCGCGTCATCCACGCTTCGCCAACGCCGCCAAGTATTTGTGCAATTCCAAAACATGCAACAACACGCCCCTCATATAAAAGCGTTAACGCGACACCCATGTCTTTTTGCATATCCAAACGATCCAAATAATCTGGAATATGACGCATAATTCTCTGTTGAAAATAATCGTGGTTAAGTAAAAGCGTATGTGCGCGGGCATATTCAACGACAACGAAATTTCGGGGGAGAACGTGTTGCACATCGGCTATAATTTCTTTATTCACGCAAGACCTCCTTTCATTCTTCTCTCCTCCGTGGCCCTTTAACAGGGGTCACGGTCTTTTACAGCACATTAAAATCCATAGACGCTCGTATTGGCTCTGTAACTTTTGCGTGTAGTGATCCGCGCACCAGCCTTCGATGCTCTCCGCCTCCAAGCATGAGATAGCCAAACGCATCTCCAACGTGCGAATTATTGTCCTTGTTCGGCATATCTCTGAACCGATCTGTGCCGCCCGAAATACCCACACGCTTAAAATGGTATCCGCCAGCCAAGGCTTTGCGTAACCGGCGGCACAAGCTATCCACTTGCAGTCCAGGTTTGCCAGCAATAAGCCGTGTCATTGGTGCCGCACCCGCCTCACGCCGCACTTGAAAGTCATTACTTGCCGTAGGACGTGCATTAAGTCCTAGCGTTCTCAGGTGATCGAAACTTGTCACCTCAAAAATTTCATCGCGCTTTTGACCAGCCGGATCACCCCACACCAGAGGATCACAACCCTTAAAGCGCGTATTCAATTCATAAAGAAGCATCTGGCCGAAACGCTCCAGCCCCATATCGGTCGTAACCAGTTCGTATAAAATTTTCCACGTTCCCTGCGAAGTGCGCTGACCAAACACCGCCGCGGGCGTCAAACCAAAATCAAGCCCCACATGGATAGGCAAGCTGTCATCAATTTGAAGCCCCTCAACGCTCATCGTTACATCATCATATTCTGTCCAGACGGGACGCCCTTCTTTCACAAAAACGTATTGGCCACCGACATAACACTGAATCCAATCTAAATCCTTGCCGCCAAGTTGTTGGTGATAATACCCCTCGGGTAAATTATTTATATTCTCCGCTTTATCATTTGGAACCCACCACCGGTTAGCCGCGGGAACAGCTCCCTCACTATCTGGCCCCGCCTCTATCATGCCTCCGGGCTGACGAAAAAACGTCCACTTATACTTGCCCTTAACTGGCTCCTTTTCCGCCAGATTGTGCCACCAATGATCGTCGTCCATCGGATTGCTATCCGCCCAAATACCCCGCCACGGCGCACCACCATTTCCCTTTGTTGGGTAACGCCCGACACGGTGAGTCAACCCCTGGATCACGGCAAGCGGTAACTCCCGTGCCTCATTCACCCAACCGCCCGTCAATTCCAGCGACAGTAATTTGCGCACATCCTTGGGCTGATCCAACGCCAAAAAAATCACCTCGCAATCCAGCCCTGGCACCTCATCACGCGGTGGCAATTTCAAATGATGTGTAATCGGTGGCGACCAGCGCAACGGCCCCCACTGGTTCTCCGGAAACAACTCCGTCCAGGTCTTTAACGTTGTTGTGCGTAGCTCCGGGTAGCTGTTCCTCACCACCACAAAGCGCGTATAGCGGATATTATCTTTAGGCGACGGGGGCTGTTTCGCCGCTCGCAACATGACTTCCGCCGCACACGCATAGCTCTTTCCCGACCCGACAGGCCCCATAAGTCCACGAAAGAAAGAATTATCACCTAAAAATCTCCATGTTGTTGGTGCCTTGGAAAAATCCAGATTCAGCGAACCTAGAGTATCCATATCCTCAACACGACGCTTGCGCCGCGATGATCTATCGTTGTTTCGCCTTGCCATGACCTGTAATCGGAACCGCCTCTAGTTCATATCCCAATGCTTGAAGTAACTTGTCTATTGTCTCAATATTCGTTCCGTGTTTATTCTTTTCGATAGCGTTAAGCGTTGACTCCGAAACTTCCGCTTCAATCGCTAAAGTAAACTGGCTCCACTTCTTCTCCAGACGTAACTCTCGAATTGTTTCATTCGTCCAATGGGGCATCGTCCTCCGGGCCTTTTAAATTTATGCCAATTAAAGTAGGTCGATTTACATCTGAATTTACTTCTAATAATCCGTGGTGTTTTGCCAACAGGCGTAACGCCGATATCTTATCGTGCATCTCAACTTCTACATTCTGACCATGCTGTGTCGCTGTAACCTTTACCCGCTTTACCGCCTTCCGCGCCCCGTGACTCAAATCATCAGAACCCTTAAACTCAACACGCCCATACTTATCCCAGGCTAAAATATCCGTGATCTCTGAAGCCCCTATAGCTTCCAATTCTTTACGCACCGTTTCGCGTTTCTCCTCATCCAAAGAAGCCAACGCCGCCCGTGCCTCGCGCACTGATATGGGTTTACGACTCATTGCCGTTCCGCCGCGATAATTGCCAAACCAATTTGCTCAACAATCTGTGGCACAACTGCATTTCCGAGGGCCTGTAATTTCATTTTGCGGCCTTCTTCTTTTTCGACAACTCTTGGAACGCCTCGCTCCCAATCTCCAGCCAGCCATCTGGAAAGCCCATCAATCGGCAAACCCAGGCACTGTTCAGTTGTCCCGTTGTCGCTTTGCGGCCACCCATGTTGTCGATAACTTCTGTTGTCAGGCTTTTCTGCTCCACCTGTTCCTTGCCCTCCACTAACTCTGCCAACCCACGTCCATAGCCTTTTGTCGTCCTGCCTGGCTCGTTGGCTCGAGGTGTCGGCCACATCTTTGCCGCTACCGTCAAAGTTGGCCCCATCATTTTTGCGGAAGGTTTCTTTCTTCGCTTCTGCCACTGCTCCACGCTTTCGTTGATTTCGGTTGCTTTCGGGGTTGGCCACATTTTTTCTTGCGATGATCCAGACGCGATCTCGTTTGTGCGGGGCATTGACCGCGCAAGCTGGAATAACAAACGGCCTTGTGGTGTAGCCTTCACTTTCCAAGTCAGATAACACCTGGTCGAGGCCCAGGGTGACGTGACCACTAACATTCTCGCAAATAACCCAAGAGGGTCTTTTTTGTGCAATAATTTTAAACATTGACGGCCAGAGGTGGCGGTTATCCGCTGTGCCTTTTTGCTTCCCGGCAGTACTGAAAGGCTGGCAGGGGTAGCCGCCGGTGATAACGTCGCACTCTCCTTCGAAGTCGAAGGTTTTGACGTCTGGGTGGATGGGGATTCCTGGCCAGTGTTTTCGCAAGACGGCTTGGCAGAACTTGTCTTGTTCACAGAAGGCGACAGTTTGAAAAGCTCCGGTTGCTTCAAGACCAAGTGAAAATCCTCCAATGCCAGAAAATAAATCGATCACTTTCATTTGTCATACCAGCTAAACAATCTGCGTAAGACGTAAGTGCGACTCATGCTAAGAAAAAAATAAATGAGCGTAATCCACAATGCCGCATGTGCTGACGGCTCATAGCCAAACAGCGGCAAGCAATAAAACGTAAACAACCACGACACGACCAAACCAATCCCGGCATTACACCACGCCTCAATCAGTGACATTTTACGGGACTGTTTAGACATTAGACCCTACCCCCGATCCATCACAGACAGAACACTCTTGAACATCAACACCCGCAAACATGCCACTACCATTAGTGCGCCCCACCATTACCGGGATGTAGCCCTCACCCTCACAAATATTGCACCGCCCATAATCTGGAGCTACCCGCAAATCACGATGACGCCCTGGAACCCGCGTCAAAACCCCGTTATGTATCGCCCGCCGTATCGACCACGCCGCACCCGGATACGAAAGCCCGGTAATGTAAGCAATGTCGCGTATCGTCGGCCCGCGGTTTTCCTTCTCCCAAAACTCGGCAACAATTTTAAATAATTGATTATCCCTCTTATTTTTCATCGCATAGCTCCCAAGCCAACGCCGCATAACCAATTAAATCGGTGTGGCTGTCCTTATGGTTAGGGGTTTCGGCAAGTCGCGCTATCTTTACGCCCGCCATACACAAAGCGACCTGTTGCGGCGTGACAGGATGTCCCAAAACAACACTCCATATCGCCGCAATACGCTCATGGTTCAGCTTGGCATCGCCATACGTCTTGGCACGGTCGCCAGTAATTAAGTCTTGCGCTTCGGCAAGTATGTCGTTGCGTTTTGTCATCGCAGTAAATTCGGCATAATTTTGAGCGAACCCCCCCTAGACAAGCCGCGGCGGGTGGGGGGAGAGGGGCGGGTGCCGCGTGTTTTCAATGATTTCAAAGGCTTGCAGTCTCTATATTTTAGTATAGGCTTTGCAACTCTCATAATAATCCCGCCCAGTTCGCTACCTGCTTTATATTTTGGGGTGCTGACCTTCCCTGCTCCAACCGCTCGGCAGTCATCTGCTCGGCGTATTCCCTAAGCTGTGCAGGCTCCACGCCACTGCCCGCCAGTTCCGCCGCAACATCCAGTTGGTTGTCTAGGATGCGATGCTGGCCGGACGCCGCCGCCACGCCGGCACAAAATGCTTGTGCGAGAGATTGTGTATTCATCCCCCTAACCCCCTTACTTTTATTGTTATCCTCTTGCGGGATTGCCTCGTCGAGTTCTGCGACCACCAACGGCTTGGGTGCGGCGAATTGCTCATAGGTCGGCATGGGCGTTGCGGCGCCCTCGTATAGCACTTGAAACCTTGCCGTGTACCATCTGCCCGGCTGTCGGCGTGGAACTGGATACTTGCGGCCTTGTAGCCGTCGCAAATAACCCGCATCGACAAGGCGCTTATAATGACGCGTAATTGTCACCGGCTTACGGCTTACATGGCGCCCGACTGTTTCCCGACTCGGCCAGCAAATGCCATACTTATTAGCGTGGAGACATAGCGCCCCTAACACTCTTAAAGATGTGCTATGCAACGCGTCGTCCTGGATAGCTCGCGCGGGCATAATAGAATAAAGCCGCGTGTCCGGTTTATTTTCAAAATGGGATTTCATCGTCAAACTCGTATTTCTGTTGAACTTTGGACACCTTGCTACCAGGAAATGTTTTTTTCACTTTCAACACTTCCGCCGGTATGAACTTCACAAGCTCGGAGATATTTAAAGCGCCGGGATGTTCCTCAATATCCACAATCGACGCGGCATTAGTATAAATACAGACAGTTTCGCCGTTCGGATGTTTGCCAACCCATACCGCCTCACCTGGCGGTTTTTTACCCTGCGCCCTTGCCGCACCATCGAGCGCCCACCAAGCTCGGCGCATTGCGTTAGCGGCTTTTCTAATTTTGGGCTTGTTGTCGGATTCAATCGCCGCGTTTAACTTTTCCAGTTGAGCATCAAAACGCGCCCCCAGCTCATCATCAACTTCCAGCCTCAATCTATCGACGCCCCAGGTCTTTTCTATTTCAAAAACGACGCAATCCAAATCTTCTAGTTCAGACAATTTTGCTTCGGGACATCTGGACAGGACACCTAAAGGTGTGTCCGTGTCTGTCCAGCGTCCATCGGTTTCCGGGGTTTTGTCCGAATTTTGTCCGGTGCGTGTCCGGCTTTTTTTAAATTGCTTGTAAGCCATTGATATTGCTCCCTAATCTGGAAACCATAGTTTCGGACAACTTGTCCGGGTGACTTGTCCGGGTTGTCCAGAACCACAATAACCATATTTTTAAGCCTATAGAATTAATTTAGGTATTGCAAAACATTTGAGGATAGTATAATAAGAACAATAGCGGCACTTAACGCCGCGCAACATAGGCAAAGGAGGCCTAGCCATGAAGATAGAAATTGAAGTTAAGAATGTTTACGGCAATGAGCTTTATTATCCAGCTTGCAAACATGCCGAAGCGTTTGCCAGGATTGCAAATTCTAAAACTTTAACCACTCAAACCTTGCGCCAAATTAGCCAGCTTGGTTTTGAGGTTGTGATTGCTCAACCAAATATTGATTTTGGGAGGGCAGTCATATGAACAGACACAATCACCCCAACCCACATCAATGGGCGCAATCATTCTGGGACGCCGGTATCACCGCCGACCAACCCCAGACAGTCAAAAACGAAATACGCGCCGTTCTTTATTTTGGCCCACGCGACCGAACCCGCACACGCTACATGCAAAAAGAAGTTCTATTTTTACTTTCTCAAATGGGGGGCAAATAAATGATTACAGAAAAGGATTTTTGCGACGTTATCGCTTTAACCATAGTAAGCGCCCCCGCAATATTTCTATTTTTAACTTTATTTATAAACAAGGAGGGCCGCTGAATGACTGATACATGCAAAGAACAATTAGCCAGAACATGTCATCGCATCGCCCAGGAAATTACTGAAGGTGTTGAATATGAGCGTTGCCCGGAGTGCGATAGCGAGACTTGGGACAATAATTGTTGTGACGATTATAAAGATCAACAGCAGTCCGGCTTCGACTACATCAAAGACGCTTTAGATATTGAATATGTTATCTCGAAGTCTGGCGATTATCTGGGCGCCCTAATCCTGGTTAGTTTTGGTGGCCCAGACATCAGGATTGACACCCGCAACAATCAGGTCAAAGGCGCCTGGTGGGGCGATAGTGCGAGCTATGGCTTTTATGATGACAAGATGGGCGTTGATGATGCCTGCGAAGAACTTTGGAGGGCCGCACAATGATTTATTTAAACAAACCGCAACAAATCGCATTGAAGGCTATCTACGACCGCGATTGGCCAAAACCAAAATCTTATTTTGAATTTCGGCGCTCAGTACAGTCCGGGTGGGACTGCGTGATGGTCGAATATTGCGGAATGTTGATTGGCATCGAAAAGGACGGTTATTCCCATACTTAACGAAAGGAACTAACAATGAAAACATTAAAAGCTATAAGTTACGCCTACCCTACTTCAGATTATGCCAAACAATTAGGATTTTATGACATTGGTTGTTGGCACATTTGCTTGGAATATTACGATATTGAGGGGAGTGGTCAATGCGGCTCATTTTTACCGCACGACGCAATTGGTTTTTTAGCTCCAGATGATCCAGATTTGATTGCATTATTTCACGAATACGATGCAGTCATTGATCCCATTTTTCTAAAATACGGAAATCCAAAGGCACTTAAAGCTATAAGCAAATAAAGCCGAAACGCCCTTCGGGGCGTCGCTTGGGCGTGGCGGCTCAGGCCTGATGAGGTAGCCAAATTGCAAAACTTAGATAAAGTATAATTAGGAGGGCAAAGAAATGATAACAGAAAAGGATTTTTGTGACGCTACAAGCGTTTGGAACGGTCACGAAGTTGACGAACTTGGTTGGGTATGTGAACCAGACGATGTTGTGTGGACGGCTGACACTTTAGAGCATTTTATTGAGGCGAGCGGCCCAGCATTTGAAAAAGTTAATACGCCACCTGGTATTCTCTATGTATGGGAAAATCAACAAAGCCGCAAAGGTAAAGCACGGGGTAATCTATATGTTATGGATGCCGGCGACCATCGTTGGGCTTATTTTGATGGTGAGGTCTAGTTGACACCTCAGCTATTTAAAAAAGCTGGCGCCGCATTATTTGGCGAGCGTTGGCATCACCCACTGGCCGAGGCGCTGGGCGTCAATCCACGCTCAATACAACGCTTTGCTAGTGGTAACCGGGACATACCCGACCGCTTCCGTTCCGAACTAATCCGGTTATTGGAGAACAAGGGCGGCGAGATTGGGTTAATTATTAAAGAACTGGAGGACAAGTAATGAGTGAAAGAATCAAAATTGAAGTTTACCCCGATTATTTGGACACGATCATTACGGCTCTTGAGCAAAAGAAAAGCTGGCATGAAGCTCAAACAGACGCACCAAAAGAAGATGAAGCTGTAATTATTTGGCTATCACAAATTATCCAGGACTTAACAAACCAACAAATGGAGGACAAGAAATGACACGGTGGCAAAAATCCGTAACCTTAAAGGCTATTCGCACAAATGTAGTTCAGGGTTTTAGTATTGGTTTTATTGCAAAGCCGGAAGATATGGCTGGCACGTTGACACCGTTTAGCCCATGCTGGCATGCTCAATATCTGGGTGACGGCACACAAGAATTTTTTGACGATATAAAAAAATGCCAGACTTGGGTGCGCCAATGGGATGACATATAAAACCAGCTAATCGGCGGCGTGTTTAACCAGCCATACGCGCCCATTCCGCGCCGCTACAAGCCCCTTCTTTTCAAGCCCTTTGACTGCCCGTTTCCATGCCTTCTTTTGGCTCTCTGCCTCGCCATCGGCTAACGACATACTCAAAGATTCCGCTTCCCATAAATTCTGGTCAACCGTTGGCCAGGACACATTGAACTTAGCAACGGCGGGGTTGTCCCGCTCCCCATACTCTACCAATACATTTTGCAACGCCTTGAGGCATTTTGCTTGCGGCTGGCTGAGATTAGTAGCGAGATTGGGTTTTTCGTCTGCCATAACGAGAACTAGTGAAGAATCGGGATCATCGAGCGCGTGTTGCTGATAGCTACATAACTGCGCTTCAAAATATTGCGGTTCGGCTGGCTCATGGTCTTTTTGTTTTTGAGTCACAACTTCAAGGTGCTGGTCGTGTTTTTTGCACTGCAACGCAACATCAAGGGCGCCGAGAAGGGCTGAACTTCCCCGCAAGCCGCGCCCGGAATCTTTGCCTTGGTGATGAACAGCAATTATCGCCGCACCAAAATGACCCTTAATAATATCCATTGCCCTGATTGCATCGCCCATGTCTGTTGACGAGTTTTCATCACCGCTCATACACCGGGCAAGCGTGTCGAACACAATACATTTAACATCGCGTCCATTTCTTAGTGCCTCAATGTCCTCAATCAAATGATCCACCGCGCCCTCCTCACGCAACGGCACCGGCTCCTCAATTAATAGAAATTGTGCATTGGCGACATTGGGTTCATTTGCTTCGTGCCAGGCGCCAACTCTTTTTCTTAATCCGCCAACCCCCTCGCCCGCGACATACACCACCAAGCCCTGATCCACTGACATTTTGTGAAAGTCGTAGCCGTGCGATACACAAAGCATCATGTCCAGGGTAAGAAAAGTTTTGTAGCTTCCCGGATCGCCATAAATAGCCACAAGACTTTGCTCCGGAATGTAATTCGGAATAAGCCACGGCACCGGCTCCCGCTCCATTAGATCGCCTAATGTGATAACCCTATAATGCAAGTCAAGATCATCCTGGGTGATCGGCGGTGCGGATTTAACGAGGGCGACAAGCTGTTCCTTATTTCCGCCGCCTTCGATCCAATCCGACACATCTCCTTTAGGCAATAGCCCTGGTAAATCAACGCGCCTTATTTCTGCCGCAATGCCTTTTAATGTTTTAATGACTTGCTTTGCGTGTTTGTCCCCTGGATCGTCGTTGTCCGGGATAACCACCACCTTGCGATTTGCGAGATATGCCGCGTGAATGTCTGTCCACTTGCCTGACCCTCCATGATTGCATGTGGCGAGCAGTCCAAACGCTTCCAAGTTGTGAACGTCCTTTTCCCCTTCGACAATAAAGACGGGCGCCTTAATGCGGCTCAGAATTTTTTCTAAACGATAGGGAACGGGTTTGAAATCCGGGTCGCTGGTCGGCGGGCGTCCGTCCGGTAAATATTGCCGAAATGTTTTTTGTGGGGCGTGGCGCTCGACTCTTAAATATGGCTCACCCGCGGCGTTTAGATAATGATACTCCGCCTCAACATATTGCGGGGCGGCAAACGCGCTAACCTCATCGGCCATCTCCGACTTTGGTTCGTCTAAAAATTCCTCAATAAAAGTTGCGACGGCGCCAGGTTTATTCCCATCTGGGAGACAAGAACGGATTAAATCTGCAACGCCGCCGCTTTCACCAGACTCATGGTCGGTGAACACGCCCTTGGCAATATCAACGCTGAAGGAGCCGTGGGTACCCCATCTGGCTTCATTGCCACGGACATGACTTGGCTTTCCCTTGAAATGCTTTGCGACTTCAAGGATGTGTGTCTCCCACCCTTGCATCTTAGAAAAGGTCGTCGTCGTCCTCGGCGGGAGCCGCTTCGACTTGTGCTACAGGTTCGGGTGCGTCGGGCTTCTTAATCCAGCCCGCAACTTCGAGCGTAGGGATTCTAGTGCTACCCCCGTTCTTGTATTTTTTCTCAGTGCAACCGGCAACTTTGACAACTGCAATCTTGCCTTCGTTTTTCGCCGCGCCTTCATGAACATCTTTCCAAATAGCTTTTATCGCATCACGCGCACCCGCGCCGTTTGTTGTCCAGGGTCGCCAACCTTCATGTGGAGAGCCACCTTTTTCTGTTAAGAAAACATCAACATGAACCGCGGGCTTATAATCTTCACCAGGGCGATCAATTTTTGTCCCTGCTATCTCCGCCCATTTCCACTCCGGGCTTTGCCCTGCGGCGAGATGACCATAGCCCGTTTTGATAGAGTGAGGATCAATAGCAAATTTTTTAAGATCGCTGAGAGCAACAAGATCGCCATCAACTTTCCAACTTTTATCCTGAGCACCCCATTGAAAGTAGCCCTCTGTTTCATCTTCAAAAGCATCAAATACCATTTTCATTTTCTCCTTTGTGCATGTCAGTTCCGCTGACTTCGGATTCCCGGTGTGGGAATTTCTTTGCGAGATCACACCACCCAAGCATCGCTTCCCAAGTGTCCCAAGGAAGCACTACGAGCGTGTCCTGGTGGTCATCTCGAACAAACAAAACGTCTGACCCGCCACCTTGAGCGAGTGCTTTGTAGAGGCTTGTGTAGCCCCTCTTGCGCCGCTTACACTCGGCGATCATTCCCGCGATTTGAACATCGCCCGCATACTTGCCCCCGAGCGCTCCGGACAACGGGGTTTTGTTCGCGGCAATCCCTAAAGTCTGATGGCGCCGGGCAATCTCAAGCTCAAACCCTGATCCTTTGCGTTTGGATTTAGAACTCATTCAACGTCCCTCGGAATCGCACTATAACCGCTTTTAATTCGCGCCGCGATTGCCTCACGAATAAGCACCTCCGCCATGCGTGAAGCCGATCTTTGCTCTTTTTCAGCCTCAGATAAAAGAGCCTCAACACATTGTTCTGACAGATATAAATGCTTCTGAATATTCATGGTTGCCTATAGCTACTGTTTAGGTATTGCAAAGTAACATAGACAATGCTATTGATTAACTGGAAAAATTATGGAACATAAATAGTCCGGGAGAAACACAAGTGCATAAGGGACAAAAAAATGACGCCGCACTTTGGTAAATTTGTGGCGTATTACAGAGTCAGCACTAAGCGACAGGGAGCAAGCGGCTTAGGTCTTGACGCACAGCAACAGCGTGTGTCCGATTACCTGAACGGCGGCGATTGGGAATTGGTTGGAGAGTTTTCTGAAGCCGAGAGCGGAAAGAAGTCGGACGCCAAGCGACCAGAGCTAAAAAAAGCTATAGCGATGTGCCGCTCACAAAACGCCAAACTGATTGTCGCCACAACAGATCGCCTAGGGCGAAATCTCCCCCTGCTAACACGATTGCTTGAAAGCAACCTGGAAATTGTTGCGGCTGATGTTCCTATGGGCGATCCGATTAACACACGGTATCTACTACAGAATTTAGCCAACGCGGCAGAGCGTGACGGTGCAATCATTTCAGAGCGCGTCACCAATGCCCTGGCACAAGCCAAGAAACGCGGCGTCGAGCTTGGCAATCCAAACGTCACAAAAATTCAAAAACGTGGCGTCAAAGGTAATGAGCAGAGTGCCGACGAATTTGCGCGTGAAGTTGGGCCAATTATTATTGAGTTAGAAAAATACGGGTGCGACACACTTGTAAAAATTAAGGCTGGTCTTGAAGCCCGCGGCATCCGTAACAGGCGGGACAAGACGCATTGGAGCCTTAGTTCGATACGAAACTTAAGATTGAGATACGAGGAGTTGCGACGAAAAAAATAGTTTAACCGGGAAAACATTTTTGAAAGGAGTTTCAACGATGAGTGAAAGAAGTTTCAAATATACAAGCACTGCTGATATGCACAAAAAACACCATAACGTTATCGAAATTTTGCAAGAAACTGCGGAAATGCGTTACCTAAGATTTATCATTGAGCGTGGAAAAAAGCGTAGAGAAAAAGTTAATGATGTACGTGCCGGTCGTGCCAAAAGCCCAGCATATGCTTTTTACTATGCGAGCGAGGAGTCCATCGTGCTGTGTAGTTTCCTCGTTTATCACCATATGTTGCAAGAAAAGCCCAGAATGATTGATATTATTGAAAACACTCAATTAAGTCGTCCGACGCTTAGACAGAAATTAAAAGACGGACAGGCGGGCGGATTTATTGATGAAGATTTTATGCCATCGATAGAAATTGTGAACCTATATCAAGAAAGTGTAAATTCACTTCTTGAATTGCCAAGCCTTATGAGCTTGGTGGACACTTTGCACAATTTACAAGTCTACACAGTTTATCGTCCAGCCTACTATAATAATGGAAAAAGCAGTTATAAACCGACCGATATTGTGAAAGACATTTTCATTCCCGACAAAAACGCTTTCACATTCGATTGAAACACATGACTATTTTATTACAAGAATGTTCGTATAACATTTATGGATGCAATGGAAAAAACTAAACTGCCATATGTCACTACAAAAACCGGTCGGGGTGGGCGCGTCTATATCTACTTCCGGCGCGTCGATGTTAATGGCAATGAAACAAACCAACGCCTCCATGCCGCACCAGGAAGCGCGGCCTTCTTTGCCGAGTATTCGGAGTGCCTGGAGCGGTTCGGTAGTTTGGCAGAGCCACTTCAAAAAGAATTCACTTGGCGGTGGCTTTGGAGCCAATACGAGGCGTCTGCACAATTTAAACAACTTAACGTTAAGACCCAAACAAATCGGACAGGGATTATCAAGCAGTTTCTTTCGCTTATCGCCAACGAAGATTTTAGAAAATTTACATTCAAAGAAATCAACGAGCTTATCGAAGCAAAGAACGCTGAAGGTTATCCGATTGCGGCAAAAAGTCGTTACAAAAATATTAGATACATGCTGGAATTTGCAAATCTGCGGGGCTGGATTGACACAAACCCCTGCGGCGATGCGCGAGTTCGGCAAGTTGTCAAACAGCTCAACACGAAAACCGACGGTATTAAAATTTGGAGCCGTGAGCAGATTGCACAATTCCTTGGCTTTTACCCGCTCGGCACAATGTCACACCTTATGCTCAAACTCTTATATTACACAGGAGCGAGAATTTCAGACGCACACAGACTTGGCCCACCGCATATCGGAACACGCGGTGGTAACAGAATTTTGCAATGGAAAGAATATAAAGGGCGGGATCGTTACGCCAAAGACCCCACGATTGTCAGAATTGTGCCGCCGCTTGAAGAAGTTTTATCAGCCACAAAAACCGGCGAGATTACATTTTGCATTACGAGCTTTGGTATGCCGTTTACCGTCAAAGGTTTTGGCCAACGCTTTGTCGAAGATGCGCGTAGAGCCGGGATCGAAAAAGGTTATTCTTGTCACGGAGTCCGGAAGGCCGCGGCGACTCATGCCGCTGAAAACGGGGCCACCGCGAATGAGCTTATGGCGCTCTTTGGTTGGTTGGATATCAAAGAGGCAGAGCTATATACACGCAAGGCCGAGAGAGCCAGATTAGCCCTCGGCGCCGCAACTAAAATGTTTGACACTGGAACGTAATTAGAACATTCTGGAAAACAATTACATTTGATTGGAAAACAACAAGGTTTTGCTAGGCTTTCCGCAAGTTTTGGTGACCCCTACGGGCATACCGTAAAGTTAATTAATACAATGACTTAGCCTTAGAATTGTGGAAAACATAGCGACACCTCCAATTCAAGGAGGACAAAAAATGTCACTTTTTCACAGGTGCCTAGCGGTTCACATTACTGCCGCAACATTACGCCGACCCAAGATAAAAACTTTCACGCGTATGTGTATTGAAGCATTTGCATTGGCGGCTATTTTTGCCGTGCTTCTTTTCTTATATATCGGATTTGGAGACAGCTAATGAGCGATCAAATCATAGGCAAGCTGTCCGATGACACAGTAATGAGTTGCAGTCGGCTTCCCGCATTGTTCGGGATTAGCTCCTACTCGACACCAAATGACGAACTCCGGTCTAGCTTTGAGGCGGTTGATCGTCAGGCTTCAAAAACAAATGGCGCGGCGCCCAACCGTGTAGACAACTTCGCAACACGGGCGGGCAACCACAACGAGAACTTTATTCTCAACGAGGGCGCCAAAAATTTGATGCTAGAAATTGACACACAAATTACTGAGCGTGTTGTGCATCCGACCCTACCCCTGCAAGGTTCTTTAGACGGGATACTTGAAGGTGATGGGCGGATAATGACAAGCGAACCGTCGAAGGGAATTTTTGTCATTGGCCAAGACGAAATTGAACTCATTGGCCCTGGTGTTGCTGAAGCAAAATTAACTCAGGATCGTGTTTCGCAAGAGCCGAGAGCATATCGGGGGCCAATTCAATGCCAGGGCTTGATGATGTGCACTGGCTATCGCTGGTCAGCAATTTTTACCAGTTATGGCACGACACTCCACACATTTTTGATTAGCCAAGACCAAGCGACGCAAATGAAAATTGAACAAGATGTAATTGATTTTCAGAGTCGAATCGACACCTATCGCAAAGAAGGGTTGCGCGATTGGTATCCAGCACTGCATGTCAACGATGCCGCGGCGACCTACGATGAGCCGGAAAAAGGTCTTGAGCCGGTCAACCTCGACGATGAACTTTCTCAAATGGTGCTTGATCTTCAAGAAGCGAAGCGCACTGAAAAAGCGGTGAGGGATCTACAGGCAAAATACACCGCACGGATCATGGACTACATGGGAAAGCACGACATGGCTTTAGCGAAAGATGGCAACGGCGATGTGATAGCCGAAGTTAGCTGGGGCATGAGCAACGCCATCAAAGAGCATGTTCGCAAGGCTGTTCCAGCGCGTCGTTCAAAAACTTTAAAAATAATCCAGACAAAAGATCAGGAGGCAATCTAATGGAAAAGCGAGGACTTACAAAACGCCAAACTGAAATTATGAATTTTCTGCGGAGTTGGTTTCAACGGCACGAATATTCTCCAAGCTATAGGGAAATTATGGAGGCGTGTAATATTAAATCGCCAAGCAATGTTACAGCACACATTAACAATCTTGCAGACCGGGGGCATCTGACCAAAACTAACTCGGCCCGGTCAATCCGTCTCTTGGGATGATGCAAATTTCCTCGGTGTCTAGGTTGACATAGCACATCCGGACACCGAGTTTTTTTTGCTGTTCGCTCAGCACACGATGAATACGACAGGGGCCAAGATGTTTTCGATCTTTTAAAACTCTCCTGGCTTCTTGCTTTACATCAAGCATTAACACATTGCCACCAGGAGCAACAGCAATAATATCGATAGGACTGTGTGTTAAGTCTGATTTAAAGACCCAATACCCGCGAGAGATTAATTCTTTTAGCGCTATGGCCTCACAAAGATCACCCCTAACGTGTTTTGGAAATCTCAACCGCGTTTAATCCGTTTGGCCATACGCTTTGCGCGAGCCGGTGTTTGTTTGGCAAACTTTGAATCTAAAAGTTGAGCGGCGGCTTCGTCAAAATTTTTGTCAGCAATCGCACGAAGATGCTTTGTAAATTTTTGATAGCCAGCAAGCCCCATTTGAAAGACAAGCATCACGATTGTTTCTCGAATGTTGGGCGATACATCCTCCCAAAAATCAAAGGCATCAGCACATGAACGTTTGACGCGATCAATGTCTCTCATTAAAAGATACCGCGCCTCCTCCTCGTCAATGCCATAGCCGACGCCTTCTGCAATGCAACGCCCATACGCAATCGTTTCATAGCCCAGATGATCTAGGTAAACGTAACGTCGATATCCTTCTTCTTTTGAAAGTTGGTCAGCAACGGAATCAGTGTTGAACACAAGAGTCATTACACCTCCTCACCTAGTTTTAGCTTGAAATTTTCTAAAAGTGGCACACAAAAAACACCAAGTAGTTTCCAATTTTGTGGCGCTTTGTATTTGTAATAAATTTCAATTCCTTTGCTTAAACCATCATCTTGGCAAAGCTCAAAACTTTCCATTGGAGGCCCAGAGATTGTATGCAGTTGTGGAGCTTTTGTTGGGCCACCAAACATGAGAATAACAACAATCCAAAGCTCAATCATTTGTGACCGCCGTTGATCTTTTCCCGGAGTGCGATAAATCTTTCATCAAGACGGTCGCGGTGCCGCTCCAATTTTGAGGTAATGTTTCTTTCGCTAGCTTCCAATTTTTGGTTGACCGATTCATGTGCCGTCCAGAGTTGTGTAACATTCCTTTCAGCTTGATCCATTTTTGCAAGCAGTGTCGTGGTGTGCACTTGCTCGCTTTCCAGGCGAGATACATCTTTTGCAAGCATGTCGAGTTGTTTTGAATTTTCGGCTACTTTTGCTTGCATTTTCGCCAACGCAATAACCGCCCCTATGATTGTGATACCTAAAGGGATCAAAGTTTTTAGCGCGGCGACATCCATTAGCGTGACACGCCTTTAAACTTTTCAAAAGTACGGAGGCCGCCAAGACCGAGCATCCCCATAAGGACGGGCATCATCTGGCTCATGTCGAGCGCGGGTAAATCAATCAAATGTCCAGTTTGAGCTAATGCAAATTGTAAAATTGGCGTGGCCACATATGTCCAGGCGAGTGCAATACCACAAGACCACCCGATGAAGGGTCGCCACCCTGCTACAAAAATGCTTCTGTGCGATGCTTCGTTTTTATTTATTTCAAGCTGTGCCAGGTCAATTTGTGCTAGGTGATTAGATAGCTGTTGTTCTATCTCGCGCTTTGCTTTCGCCTTTGCTTCTTTATCTTCTGGCAAAAACCTGTCGATAATATTAGTTACCGCTGGCAGTAGCGTCGGTATAAGTGAGGCGATCATCTGTTACACTTTGGACAGCCAGGATCACCCTTCAACATTGCGGCGACAGCACAACCAAGCGCCACTAAAGATATCCAGCTAATGCTAAGAAGGACGCTAAGGCTCACGGCGACAACCGCAATTCCTGCAAGTGTAGACGCCTCTGATCCGCGTTGGACAAACCAGTTTCGTGTGCGATGTAATACAGTGTGGTGTGACATATGCTTACTCCTCTAAAGTTGGCCAGTCGTAAAGGACTCCCGATTTGTTTCCGTTGGCCACAAAAAGCGCGGCGATTGCATCTGTATCCGACGCATTGTCGATGGCTGTTTCCATTTCTGTGGCTTTGGTGCGGATCGCATCGCGGTAAGTCTGGATGTTAGACGGAATAGCCGTGCCTTTGTCAGCTTTGCGAATTACCGCCCAATCAGTGACACTGAGTAAACGACCCTGCTGTGTTTTAACTTCATTCTTGAGTGTTGATTTGACACCTAGAACCAGGGTATCGCCGGAACCGCTATCGTCTAACGCTTTTGCACTCTTGTTAATTGTGCCATCCGCATTTTGTGACCAGGTATATAGCCGCGAATCTGGCGGCGTTTCTGGTATAACTTCTTTTAGGCCAGCCGCTTTTTTATCTTCAACTGTCCAGATGTGCCAGTTAGGAGGGTGCTGTATGCCATTGCTGTCCTTCCAGCCCTTACCCTCCTTAATTGTTGTTCCATTATGTTGCCACATTTTTTACCTCGCACGTGCTGTTTTGAAAGGGGTTTCTGACCAGCTCATGTAAATGAAATCACCAGAAGAATTGAGCGTTGCATTGGAAGTTCTGAGTTTAAAACCATTGCTCAAAATATCTATTTCACGACCAGAGCCTGTAAATTCGGTAGTGTTGCTGTCAACTCTCAAAACCGTCTTTGATACATTTATAGGGTTTCGCTGAGTGTCATAAATGACCCAATCTTCTGTCGCTAATTCTTTTATAATGATTAGAGAAGGTCTGTGACCTGTGTGCACAAAAGTTCCATTTGAGCTTGAGTTCCCTGTGTATTTTCTAAAACTGCTTAACCCATTTACTTCTGCAAA